GGCCGCCCGGGCCCCCGGGGGAGGGGGTCGGGCAATCCGCGGCGACGGTAAAAGTCGACGGGTTCTCTAAAACGAAAAATATTGATAAATGAGCCAACCACTCTGCCTCACCTGCTCCAAGCCCTTCGAGATCATCAAGCAGCGCGAAGGCCCCAAGCAGAAACGCTTCTGCACCGAGGCCTGCAACACCGCTTGGTGGAACGAGCAACCGCAGCACCCCGTCATCCCCAAGGTCGACGCCTCGCACCCCCGCGCCCTCGAGCTCAAGCAGAAGCGCACCCAGCTCGTGCTCCTCGAAAAGGCCGACCCCTACACCTACGGATTCATCCCGGACCACTGGGAAATCGCCAACACCGAGTATTCGCTCACCCAGGAGCTCTTAATCTCCGGCGGCAACCGCGCTGGTAAAACCCTGTGGGCCGCCCGCCGCGTGGTTCAAACCCTCCTCGAGAAGGAGAACGCATCGGTCCTTTGCTGCCACACCTCGCATGCCACCTCGGTCACCGTGCAGCAGCCCGCGATCTACAACTACCTGCCCGTTGCCCTCCGGGCCACCAAGAAGGGTCGCATCCATTACCTCAACTACTCCCGCAAGAATGGCTTCACCGACGGCTCATTCATCCTACCCAACGGCTCCCGCTGCGACTTCCTGAACTACACGCAGAGCGAGAACACCATCGAGGGCCGCGAGGCCGACATGATCTGGTGTGATGAGCTTGTGCCGCAATCCTGGGTGGACACACTGCGCTACCGTCTGATCACCCGCCGCGGTAAGCTACTTGTTACTCAAACACCGCTCGAAGGCGTCGCCAGTGTCTACAAAGAGTACACAGCCGGCTCCGCAATCACTCGTTTTGACGACGCCGAGCTAATTAAAGGCAAGCAGGCCCTACCCACCTGGCCCACGGGCAAGTCCGCACGCACCATGGTGCAGCCCCAGACCAACCGGCGCACCGTGTTCTTCTTCTCGGAGGACAACCCGTACAACCCATTCGACGAGATGAAGTTGAAGCTCGTCACCTCGCCCATGGGCCAGATCCTGACCCGGGCCTACGGCTGGGCCTCGGACAACATCGGCAAAGCCTTTGCTCGTTTCCGTCCCGATATCCACTGTATCCCGGCCTCCAAAGTACCACCCGGCGGCACCCTCTACATGGTCTGCGACCCTGCCGGCGCCCGCAATTGGTTCTGCCTATGGCTCCTGGTCTACGAGGACGGCAAGCGCATCGTTGTTCGCGAGTTCCCGGACTTCAGCAACTACGGCGAGTGGGCATTGCCCTCCGAAAAGCCCGACGGCAAGCTAGGTCCAGCGCAAACCCTGGACGCCGGCCGTTCTATCTCCGAGTACCGCAAGCTCTTCCGTCAGATTGAGTCAGAACTCGGCTACGGCGAGCCGGTGATGCGCCTGATCGACCCGAAAGCAGGCGGTTCCCCTGCATTATCCGAGGCCGGCGGCACGACCCTCATCGACCTTTTGGCTGAATCCGAAGATCCAACTGATGATGGCATGGCATTCATTCCCGCGCCCGGCGTGCCTGTCGACCAGCGCACCAGTGCCATCAACTCGCTCCTCTCATACGACGCCACCCAACCTCTCACTGCGCTCAACGAGCCCTCGCTCTACATCACCGACACCTGCACCAACCTTGCCTACGCACTCTCCGAGCACACCGGCCGCGACGGGCAGAAGGGCTGCACCAAAGACCCCATCGACTGCCTAGGGATGCTTTTGGTCTCAAGTCTTGCGTTCGTAGGCCGTGGGGGCTTTGATTGCCGCGGCGGCGGCGGATACTAAACCATTTCACTATGCAAGGAGATTCCTACAAGCAAGCAACCGACGTGATGGCACGGGTCGGGGATGAGCCCAACGTGTCGGCACTGACCGAGGAACTGCGGCGTTCGGCCACCGACTACGGCGTCTTCGCCCGGGTCGAGAATGCCGAGAATGTGCGCTACTGCCGCTGGCCTGGGCAGACCGACGACGGCAAGAAGAACAACGACGCCAACCGCAACAAGCCGGCCTTCCCCTGGGACGGTGCCTCCGACACGCGCATCCCGCTGGCCGACGAGGTGATCAACGGCCTCGTGGACCTCTGCAGTACCTCCTTCTGGCGCTCGATGCTGCGTGTATCGCCCACCAATGTCAGCCAGCTCGACCAGGCCGTCACCGCGCACAACCTGATGGACTGGACGGTCAACTCCCGGATGTACAACGACCTCACCCGCGAGGTTGAACTGCTCTCCCAGTACCTCTGGACCTACGGCTGGGCCGGCGTGCACGTCACCTGGCAGCAGGAGATGGGGCAGAAGGAGCAGTACCTGACCATGGACCAGATCATGGCCTTGGCAGCCCAGTCGCCCGAGGGCTCCATCCTGGCCGACCTGCCCAATCTCATCGCCAACCCCGAGGCCGACGACCAATCCGCGGAGCTCCTGCTCGCTGCCTTCCCCAATTTGCGCAAGCGCCGGGCGCTAAAGGCTATCCGCGACCTACGCACCGAGGGCGAGTGCGACTTCCCCATCCCCACCATGGTCAGCAATAAGCCCATGGTCGCTGCCCTGGCACCCTACGACGAGCTGGTCTTCCCGCCTGAGACCACCGACATCCAGTCCGCCCGGGTGGTATTCCGCCGCTACTACATGACCGAGGCCCAGCTCCTGAACAAGGTGGAGACCGAGGAGTGGGACGCCGAGTGGGCGCAGGAGGCCATCAACACGATGGGCCGCTTCTCCGATTACTCAGCCTATACCTACGCAGCCGTCGGCCTTGCCGAAAACTCGATCCTGGACCGCGAGAACCTGATCGAAGTGGTATACGCATACCAAAAATCCATCGACTCCGATGGCATCCCGGGCGTATTTTACACCGTATTCAGCCCTCAGGTCGGCGACAAGTGGGGCTACTTCGATCTATTAGACTACACGCACGGCCAGTATCCCTTCGTTATCTGGCGCTCCGAGCTCATCCACCGCCAGATCACCGAGAGCCGCGGCGTGCCCGAGGTCTGTTCCACCTGGCAGCACGAGGTCAAGGCCCAGCGCGACTCCATCTTCGACTACACGTCCCTCGCCACGCTCCCGCCCATCGAGGTCCCCAAAACCCGCGGCGGCAACCTGAAGATCGGTCCCGCCATCCAGATCCCGGTGCTGCGCCGCGGCGAGATCGGCTTCCTGGCACCGCCCGCCCGCGAGCCCGGTGTTGCCTTCCAACTGATCGCGGCCATCGAGGCCCAGACCGACCGCTACTTCGGCCGCCCGACCGAGAAGGTCCCGCCGGTCATCACCCAGATGCGCCAGCAGCGTCTGATCAACAACTGGCTGCACGGCTGGACCGAGGCCTTCCGCCAGGTCCTATCCCTCACGCTCCAGTACGTCGGCCCCGCCGAGATCCAACGTATCACAGCCTCTACCACCCCGCTGCCTCCCGACATTCAGGACTTCGACGTGATGCTCAAATTCGACATCCGCGAGCTGTCCACCGACCTCGTGACCGAGAAACTCAAGGCCATCAGCACCCTCGTCCTGCCCCTCGACACCGCCGGCGTCATCGACCGTGCCAAGCTCATCAGTGTCGCCCTCCGGGCCATCGACCCCAACCTCGCGAGCGAGCTGGTCATGCAGCAGGGGCCGGCCGCGCAGAAGATGTTCAACGAGACCAACGACGAGATCGCGCTGATGTCCCTCGGCAATCCCCCCCAACTCCGGGAGAACGACCCCACCGCGCCCATGCGCCTTCAATTCTCGCAACAGGTCCTGCAATCCAACCCGAAATATCAGGCCCAGCTCCAGCAGGATCCGCTCTTTCAAGCCAACCTGCAGAAGTACATTGAGAACCTGCAGTTCAGCGTCCAACAGCAGCAGAACGCCATCACCGGCCGCCTTGGAGTCCAATGAAACTGACCGACGAACAACTCTCGGAGGCCCTCTCCGTGTCCGAGGAGCACCCGGTGCTCAAGGCCATGGGCCAAATCCTCGACGACACGCTGCGGGATGAGGTGCACAACGCCATCATCCCATCACTTTCTGCGGAGGACCGTGCCTACAACTCAGGCCGGGCAGCCGCGATCAAGGATCTCATCGCACAAATCAGTGCGTTAAGAAACGGGAGGGAGTTGACTTCCGGTCAATTCTAGGCTCTCACTCACACAACGGCTTCTTGGTTGGCCTTCAACAACCATGGCGCAGCATACCCGGCTTGCAGGGTCTAAAAGCATGGACATCCCGACGAATACACAGGAAGCGAAACCTGCCCAAAACACGGCACAGCCCCCAATCAACCCGATGCAGTTCGACGAATCGGCGT